TTTAGTGAGTACAGCATCAACGGTTATATTTGTGTTATTTAAAAATCCCATATTAGACTCCTATTAGATAAATAGACTATTCTTCTATTATTAAATATTAAGTTATTAATCTTTTATTCGTTATTCAATGTCAAGTTTTGAATCTCCTGGCTCTTTTGTTACGATTCTTGTCGGTGAAGTCAATATCACTTCAATCGGCTCGAGGCCATCTTGTGTTGAAAGTTTGGTGTTTTTCACTCCTTCAAAAAATAATCTTCTCATAGCAGTAGATGAATCTGCCGGAACATTGACTTCTGATGGTTCATATGAAAAACTTGAAGGCATTTCCATAGAAGCACTAAGTTCACTATCATAAAAAAGACTTATTCTACTTTTTAACGGATTTAAACGTGAACCTGAAATAAAAGGTTGTAAAGGCAAGTTATGTCTAAAAGAATCACCATAAGTTACAGACGCGCTCGCATAAATATCACCCGGAGTACCTTGTCTTTCCCAAACCGTATGTTCATAACTTTCTAATCTACTCTGTGTCATAGCACCTTCATAATATTTTGATTCTCCGCCAATAGTCATAGCACTTGAACTCGGGTCATAATTAGTATACCAAGTTAACGCTTTATTAATTTTATCATAATGTAAACTATCAGACGATGGAGCATATTCTTGACCATATACTTTATAATCTGCAGATGCGCTATAAGATTCTGTCATACGAAGTGTATCAGTATAATATCTATTAGTCCACGTTGGGTCTTTATTACCTATAGTCTCTCGAGCCCTTTCAAGAAGATTCGGCTCAATTAATATTCCGAATCTCGCATTAGCACGTGCCGGTGTCAATTTCTTTAATTGTGGGAAAATACTTTGGTCATATGTTTTTAATAATTTTAAGTATTGCCAAAAGTTAAATGGTGCAGAATATTTCATCCAATATTTATCCTGAGCCGCTGTAAGACCTCTGTATGTCTCTGAATATCTATCACGTGGGTCACCAAGATAATTGTCAAAATTTATATTAGCTAACGATTCAATTATATCTTGATTGATAGCATCTGATGGTGAAAAATAAATTCCAACTTTATTACTATCTCTCGAAGCATAATCATACCCGCCTCTTGATATACGTGTTTCAGATTGTAATTCTATTACTTGACCTTCACTACCACTTTGAAATTTAAATTCAGGCCTAACTACATTTTTCTCTAATCTAATTTTAGTCGAAGTAATTCTACTTGGGCCTAAATTAGGTTGCAATGATTTTGTTCTATCAACTACACTATGGAAAGTGTTTCCCGTAAACCCACTCGCAACAGCATTTTGTGTTTCAGTTGTTTTTGCTGATACATCTTGTATAACAGTATCACTCTGTAAATTTTTATTGTCATCAAAAGAATATCGTGATACAATATGTTCGTAAGAAGAAGAAATATTATTACCATTATATGCTTTAGGATTCCCAACGTGATTATCAAATGAACCTGTATTTAAAACTTCTGTTAAAATACGAACCTCCATCAATGAACCTGAAAATCTTTGTACGGTATTTCCATTAAAGTCTAATGAACCTGTTGACACACCTGACCATGTCCCTGAACCACCTATAGAAAACACACCTGAGGTATCCCATGATTGGTTATAAGATTGAGAAATCGCACCTGCTGTTCCATCTACGGTTACTGAAGTAGAAGAAACATATTGAAATCTGTCTATCCCCGCATCATATTTCTTAACTACTAAATTATAATCAACATTAGTTTGTAATGATGCACTATGAACAGTTCTACGAATCATAGCACTATAAAATTCATTATCATAAATAGGTATATTTGATGAACTTACATTTATATTTCCATTCGAACCGGACAAGAAAAATAATACAGACCCTATGTTGTCTGCACTACCGTTATCTTTCATAACAACACCCATTTTATTATTGTTCGTGTGCCATATAAATTGGTCTTGGCTTTTAGGCGCCCTAAATCTCCATTCTACAGTATCAGGATATCCTGGTGTGTCACCTGCTACAGAAGCAGATGCTACTTGCCATTGGAATGATACTTTCTGACTTCCTCTAAATCCGAGCGCTCTTGTAAATTTTCTATCAATCGCATAATTAACTGAACTCGGTGTATCAGGTCCGCCATATTCTCTGACTCGTAAAATTGAACTCGGTATACCATAACAATTAATTAATCCTTTAAATGCTCTTATAGTACCTTTTGATTTTAAAAAATATGGCATATTAGTTACAATACGTGACCATATTTCTCGTGAAATATCTTGTTCAGTTCTTTCGATTTCAACAAAAGTATCAGAAGATTGACTAACTGCTGATTGCCCCAATAAATAGTTTGGCAAATCTACTAAGTCCTTCCCGTCATCCAAACTCCACCCGAGACTTTTAGCTACAGATTGATATAATTGTTTAGATAACCCTTCAGTTACACTTTCTCTCCGGTCAGTTATAGTGCCCATTTGTTTTATGAACTGATAAATTTTGTCAAAGTAATGTCCGGTCATTTTTAAAAAGTCGATATAAGCAATATTACCGACATCTTCGGTGACAAACTTCGGAGTATTATTTATTAAATATGCTCCATTATAATCATCATAAACAGATGAACTTACTGCTTGTATATTATACCAACTTGTCGCAGTAGAAGAAGTTGTATGTGCGAGAACATAAGGACTCGTCATCGTTCCAGCACCACTTGTTTTAGGCCACGCATTATCATAAAAAGTTCCCATAGATGATGTATAAAAAGAACTTGATTGATAATACATATATTTTTCAAATCCGTCAAATGAATTTTTAACTCCTCTAATTCTATCGTGCCATATTTTAACTTGAGTTTTATCTTTATACATCGGCGCTTGAGTTATACTTGAATAACTTGATGAACTTTGTGCATAGCTCTCAATTAATCCTAATTTATATTTAAAATTCTTAATTCGTTTTTCTGCGGATGAAAAATTAACAAACTCTCTAAATCCTTTCGCATAATCAATATTAAGCTCTACTTCTTCCATAGAGCCTGATAAAATCATATCTTGAAGTTTTTCTTTTATTTCAGTATTATTTGTTACGATATCTGATTCTTTTAAATAATTAGTGCCTCTCGCGCGGACAGGGCCATCTGAATCTTCAAGTTTGGGACTCAATAAAACAGTACCTGTTATATCACGTGGTACATAATCAATTAAATCAATAGTGTCTTCATAAGGATTAGCCATTTCTTTTAAAATTTTAATACCATCAAATTTCGATACAACACTATCTAATCCATTATATAATTTATAAACTAAAGCGTGTGGATATTGTGGTTCTGTTATAACATCTTGTTTAAAATTTGTTGTTAAATATTTTGCACCTCGTACTTCTACATAAGTTCTTAATGCTTCATCATCATTAACACGATATCGAATTTCAAAATCTGAATACGGCCTTGTAGTATCTCCGCCTTGCGCTTGATTAGCTCGATTAGTGTCTGTTCTTTGATTATTATATGGCGTACTCAACGCACCCAATTCTAGGCCAACTTCATCAAAACTTTTATCAAGTTTTAGTATATCATCACCCTCTACATTTATTATAGTCCCGTTATAATCAGCATAGATACCTTGAGTAGAAGTTTCATTCGGTTTCTGAAATCTCATATCAAAATCATCAATCCATATAATACCTTGTTTATTACTACCATCAGCGCCTCCGACTATATGGCCTTCAACAACAAGTTTCATCGGAGTATTTAAAAGTATATCATCAGGTATAACTGCAGTTCCTTCAAATCGTTGCCAATCATTTTCTGTTCTATTAATACCACTGGCTAATTCAATAGATTTATAAGTTATGGCCGCAGGAGACTCTCCTAAATATTCCCAAACAGCGTCAAGACCATTCCACTTCCAAAAACTATTTGGTGACAATGTACCATCTCTTAATGGGTCATTACTAACAGAAAAATCACAATTCCCGCCATCTATATTTGGTAGACCTAAAGCTTTTCTTAATCGATAATCCGGGCTATTTAATCTTCTAAGTAATGTACTTTTTCTTTGTTCCAAGTATATTCTACCCTGAAAAAAAGCAGGTAGTCTTTCGGCCGCATTTTCTTCCACTATTTTTACTAAACCCCCAAAAGGTCGAATGTCGCCAACTTCAGCACTATTAACCATCAATGTTATTGATGTCAAGGGATTTGTCCCAGCATGTTCACCTTCTGATATTTCACCATAGTTTTTTGCGAAAGGATTAGCACACCCATAATTTACATATAACCCTTTTACACCAACACCAGGAAATACATCAGATACCGGTTTAGGATACCCTGCTAAATAGCTTGATATAGTGCTACCGACTGAATTTTCTGTAGCATAAACTTGGTCACCAATTAAACCAACAATTTTATCTGCCGCGTCATCTCCCCAAATAGAATCCCATTGTCCGAGGCCTTGAGAGAACCATACAGGGAAATAATCATCATCATTTGAGAACGGGTCGATAATACCCGCACCGGATTGAGCCTTTACTCTCGCCGGTGACCCGGTTGATGACAATAACCAATATCTCGCATCGTTTTTATTACCAGCGTCTTCAAATACAGAAGTAACAAACTCATCCATTGTTCCAATATCATTTTGTTGACCTACTTCAGTTGAGAAACATTCGAATGTTTCGAACTTGTTTCCACTTGCGTTATATTCTATTATCATACCTTGCGCTTCGTCTTCAGATGCGCCATTATCTTCCATAAACTCTCTGTATTCAGAAGTAAAAGAAACAAAAATTACAAGTATTTTCTTTTTACTTGCATACCCAGATTTTGTTCTCCAATATTCTGATATATCTTTAATTTTTCCAAATTTTGTCATTAAAGCATATACACCAGGTGCGATTTCTGATGTACTATTTTTATTAGTACTTACTATTACATTACTGCTAGCTAAACGATGTGAATGTTCCTGTGTTACGTTACTAAATAATTTTTTTATACCATATCCATAATTTACAGCATTCTCTGCTCCGCCAAATCGTGATTGCCAAATATGATAATCACGTAAAGTATCATCATATTTTAGAAAAAAAGTAGAGTGGTCTCCTGAAAAACTACACCAAGGTTCCATATTATGCCCACCGTTCTCTGCACCGAAAAAGCTTTTATGACGACATTTAAATGCTACATCAAAATCACCTTCCTTAGGTAATGTTGATTGTTGATAAACACAACTACCATCATCCGTGTGTGCATAAGATTGATAATTTAAAGCAGACGGGTCTATACACCCAGGTATGGTTGCCGGTGTTTCCGGTGTCCATGTTGAACCTCTCCATATCCAAGTTCTTTGTGTACCATCACTACCATCAGTGGTTATAATACTTCCTACTTTTCTTATACCGAGAATACCATCACCGGTACCATCTGAAAGATTGTAAATATCGTAATTTACTTCCCAAACATATAATCCGTTTTGAATCGAAGAGACATACCATTGTTTATATGGTGATAATAATCCTTCACCATCATCACCTGTTATCTCACTTGAAGGCTTCACTTCACCCGGTTCTGCTAAATATCCATCAGGTAAACTATCAGGTACATCGCCTATATCAACTCCAGGTACGTGATACCCATCGGGCGGTGTTTGTGGTCTCGGCTCGCCGGCTCCAAAACCAGACCCATATTTAATAGTTACAATAGCACCCTTTTCTAATACGGATGACTTCTGAAAATAACTTAAATAAAATAAATCTTGTCCCGGACTAACTCCGTAGTTAGATATAGCTGGTAAATCTGTGGAAATAACTAACGGTCTGTGTACGGTAGATTTTTGTCCGTTAACAAGAGGCCAAATAGTATCGTTTCTATAAATAGCATTTTTGTCAATAAATTTTATACAAGCACCGCCGTTACGGCCTTCACTTTTTACCCACTTAGCGTGGTATCCTGTAGCGGCTGTTCCGTAGTGCGGGTCCTTTGGTGAATTGTATCCGAGTATACCTGTAGACCATGCTTCTACCGAAATTGCATCATTATGTAGTGTATCATCAAACACTCCAATAGGTATTTTAGGATTAAGTGCATCATCAAATATTATTTGGTCACCACTCGGATTATTAATGATGTTAGTATCTGTTACTAATATTTCGTCACGCTCACCGACTTGATATGCATTTTTGATACGTATAGTACCGCCTTCCATTCTCTCACGAAATCTGAATCCACCACCCTGTTCTAATATTAAATGGGTAGAACTTGTATCATCATCAGACGGAGGGCCACTACCAGCATCGAATCCGCCTGTCGGGTTACTTGGATTATACGGGTTATAAAATCTTAATTGAGGCGACTTACCTGTTTTATCTCTATATTCACTATTAACGATAATATTTTTAAATGCAAACATTCTATCATATAAGTCATCTTTATATCCATCATCCTTAATATTTCTTACTCGGATTTTTATCTCTTTTTTAGAAGTCCCTATTTCTTTTACTTCATAATTCATTCTCATAGGTTTCAAAGAAAAACTTTCAGGTTGATTAGGACCGCCTGATAAATACTCATTTTGTGCGTTTATATAATATGGCCCGTCATAAATCTCACCCTCGTTCCCTTCATCCGTACGAGTTAAAACTACGTTATCGTTACCTGCGAGCCTTCTCCAAAATTCATATTTAAATTTAAATCGACCAGACACAAATCCCAAATTTCTCAAATCAATACCAGGTTTTACGACTATATTTTCATTCATAATCAACGGAGCTATTTCTTTAGATATTATAACTCTATCAGTAGCAGGTTCAATTACAGATATTTGAACAAAATCTTCAGTAGCTTCATAACCGTATTTTGTTACACCGCCAAATAACCCACCCTCGTACTTAGCAGTACCAGGTGTTATTTTTCTACCGGTATCTAATAATTTTTTATCTCTTTTTGATAATTTACTTGACATTATAATTCCGTGAAATCTCTCTTAATTACTTCAGCTAACCCATCACCACGTTTATATTGTGCACGTTTTCTACTAATAGTTACCCAATTTGTAGGGTCATCAATAGGTTTACCTGTAGTAGGATTTTCAAAGGATTGAATCGGACTACCTGGTCCTGCTATTCTTGTAATTTGTGAGTTAGGATTTTCCATAGATGCTGAAGCTTGAAACTCTACTAATAGAGAAGAACGTTCTTCCTCATATTCACGTATCGCCTCAAGTTTCATATTTTGATAAAACTCATTATTTAAAAGTTGTTCTTTTGTATATGGCATTATTTTACAACAAATGTAAGATTATTATCAATAATCTCAATATCAGTTCCTGAACTACCGTTATAAGAACCACTAACTATTTTTACTTTTAATTTGTATTCTCGTTGTGATTGTAATCCACTTGTATTCAAATCAATAAAATTTCCTCGAGAATCACATGAAATCTTTGAACCTGAATCATACGGTACGACTATATCTTCAGTATAAGCATCTTCTATACTATATAAAGAGCCTGACGGCAAATATTGAACTTTATGGTAGTTAGACGCGGTTGGCGAATTAGTCAAGGTTGGATATGTTGCCCTGCCGACAATTCTTAATTTACCATCATAATTAACAGAATACTTTGATTTTAAATTAGGAGTGTGGATATTTATATCCTCTAATTCAACGGCATTTAATCTATCTAAACTACCTGTAGTCCACGTAGATGAATCCCATACAGCTTCTAATCTCGGAGAATATATTGTATGTGTATCACGAGAAAAGAATTGAAAAGTACCCAACGCATCAGAACTTCCTTCATCTGTATTCAAATCAGAATTGCCTAATGAACCTGAACGTTTAACTATAAATCCGTAATTTGTATTGCTTCCGTCTAACCAAGAATTTACAATGGTTGTAACATCCATTCTCAAATCAATTTCAGTATCCGTATGTATAAAAGATTGACTCGCGGCAGGTGTTGTTTTCCATCCACCGCCTGTATCTAATGTACTGCCTGTCCAATATGTACCAAGGGCTTCACTATCAGTATATCCCCAACTCGCACCTACTTTTATTTGAGGGTCACTTAAATATTTTCCTCTACCCATTGTCCAATCAGAATTAACAGGATGGGCATATAAAGTTTGACTCGGTGCCAAACCAATACTACCGGCGTCATACATATTCAAATAATATTTTGCGGTGGACCCGGCGCTAGCGTCAACCACACTTTGACTAATATGTGATAAGTCAAACTTTATTAAAATTCTTGAAACGTTAACATTAATCCCAGCAGAATCAACTTCTTTTCGTACTTCTATTATTTCATCTAATCCATAATTAACCGATTGACTCGCTTCAAATAAAAATGTATCTTCAGTTGCGTATGTAAATAAGTGCATCTATTACTCCTAACTTCCCCCGCCTGTTGCTGAATCGGCTGTTACATTACCTTCAATATCAAGTGAAGGGGCTTTTAATTCAAATATACTCGGGTCAAGTGATGTGTAAATTACACCATCTTTTGTAGCAGAACCAATATCATAAATATTTCCCGAATACCCTTTTGTTTTTTCATATTTGTTGAAAATTATAATAGGTAATTTATCAGGGTTATCTTCTATCGGAGGTACAAGCGCGGCAACACCGTCTGTCAGCGCAATATCTTGTTGTAATTCTTGCAATACAATAGGTTGATTGATTTGCCACTTATCAGGTGCAAAATGTGATTTGATTACATCAAAACATTTAAGTAACACTTCTTGTTTATTAAATCCGGTTCTTGTCATAATACTAAATCTAATACCAACATTTATAACGTATGCGTCTTTAATATTCACGGCATCTGTAACAGGACGATACTCACTCAAATAAGTTGCAAGATTACGTTTAGCAACATCATTCAAAATTGTTAATTTTTTATTTTGACTATATCCTAATACATACATATTCAACGCTAAAGGATTTGCTATCGGTGAAGATGCGTTTACTTTATTTTTTTTCTTTCGTTTACCGCCAACTTTTTTATCTAAAGATTTTCCTTCTTGTAATTGTTGGTCTTGTACAATATAAATTTTAGCTACACTCCCATATCTTGCAGGTAATGTCATCGCTCTCATCATATAATCAGTTTTAGTTATAGTTCTGCCTTGTGCTTGAAAAAACGCAAGAGCATTGTTTCTAACTTCAATGATACTTTCAGCACCCTTACCACCCGATGCTGGCTGTTCATTATTTGCGGACAATGAATTTTTAGCAGTAGTTATCAAGCCTGCACTCGCTCCTGTCTTTGTAGTACCATAAATCGGAGTAATAATTTTATTAATGGCACCTACTCTAACATTATGTTTCAACCCGCCACCATATCTATAAGTTACATACAATGTTGTATTAGCCGGGGCGAGTCCATACGCTCGTGTATTTAAAAAATTACTCGGGTCAAATACAGCATCCAATTTTGATACACCATGTGGCAAACTTGAACCTACATTATCAGGATTAGGTATAATCTCTTCATCAGGATTAGTATTATTACCAGCACCAAAACGTAATTCCATAAGACCGTTTTCTGTAATGTAAGTTGTAAATCTTCGAGTGGTCTTTTTTAATTTCAATAAATATGGAACTTTATCTGCAAATTGTGAATCTTGTGGACTCAAATCAGCATTATTTTCTGCTTCCACAAATACAGTATCTTGTGCTAAAAAGGGGACTTCGTGCCAGGTATTACCATCGCTATCTGTTACAGACGCAATCTCTGTAATTCCGGTCTGTGCTAATCGTACTTTATCATATCGTTTCCCTGTACCGAAACTAAAACTTTCAGACCTTTGTTTGCCGGACATAGTAGAAATAGTTTTCTTTAATAAGTATGTAGTAGGTTCACCGCCACCTGTTTCAAATACAGAAATATCCGCTGGTGAAGTACTTGACGTAAATTGAAAGTTTACATCTTCTGTCAAATAAAAATTTACACCGGAAGTAGAACCTAATTGTGTTCCATCTTTTAGTATTAAGCCATAGTTCAAATCAGGCTTATTAGATGTACCGCTACCGATTGAAGGAACGGTTTGAAAAATATCTACTTCTGCGACAGCCGCTGTCATCAATTTTGGTGTATATCCCATGGATTGTGCAATCTGATAAACACTCTTAGTTTCTTCCGCGTAAGCTAATAAAGATTCTTTAAATTGATTATCTATATAAAATGACAACACATCACCGACATAAGCGGCCATTTCAATAAACATCATGCCAGGTGATGTTTCATTAAAATCATTATATGAATTAGGAAAATAAGTTTTTGCGTGGTCTATAAGAGCAGACTTTAAAGAATCAAAATCTTTATTTAAATATTTAACTTCCTTTTCTTTAACTTGTAAAGCCATTTAATTCTCCTTGAGGTCTAATCAGACGGCTCCGGCGGATGATTCTTCATTAAAAGACCCGCCAGCTGAATTAATACCTATTATTGTTTCAATTACCTCGTCTGTAAACTCACTTTCAAATTTTGCTACAATATTTAAAGTGTTGCCATCTGCATATAATTTTGTTTCTTTTAAGGTTACAAATGGTAAAAACTCATTAAGTGCTTCTATAATCTTTTCTTCAACTGATGATTGTAAAATAGCAGGCTCATTTTGTTCAAAACAAACTTTCCTTAAATCACAACCTAAGCCAGGACTACCTGGTCTTTCACCTTTTGTAGTTGATAAAAGATTTTTTATATTATCTTGAAGTTGTCGAAAATAAGTAGAATTTTGTGTAAAAAATCCCGAGGCTTCACTATCATAATTGAGTGGAAACCCAATTCCGAATACTTTATCAGGGTCTAAATCTATATCTCGTACACTCATTTTTTAAGATTCAGTTTACTCATTAGTTCTCGATAATCTTTAGTGATAGCTTTTTGCACCTCAGGATTAACTTGGTCGGGATTAACACCTGCCTTTCGTGCTATTTCTGCATATCCTTGATTTGACATACCAGCTCCATTACTTTGTTTCATATTATGGCCTAATAAATCAGCCATATTATTTGTTGTAAAAGGCGTACCACCTAATGTCGGATAGTCTTCTTGTCCTGGTGTCTTAACAGACTCTTGTATCGGTGTAGACCTTTTAGATTTAATCTCATTAATAAATATCTCACCGAGTTGTTTTTTGACTTCTTCACTAACCAATCTGTTGATTATTTTTTTAAACTCGTTTGTCTTCATAATAACTCCTAACCTTGTGTTGTGTCTTCAGTAGTGCCTGAAGATGTTGTTGTTCTTACTATTGTTTCCATTCCACTGCCACCGCTACCAGTACCGTCATCCCACATCCCGCCTGCGGCTATACATGCTTCACGGGTTGTGTATTGTGGACCGAGTGAACACGAACCGCCACCACTTTCATTTAAACTTGCTTCAAGTTCAGCTAATTCTTGTTCTAAATCTTCGTCAAATGAACCATCACCTCCACTTCCACTTCCACTTCCATCTCCACCCTTTCCATCTTTTTT